CAGTACTTTCTACCCAACTGTTAAGTTTAACGTTTAGGTTTTTTAAACCTTTAACATCTTTTATTGCACTAGTTGCTTGAGCAAAACCAATAAGATTTGCATCGTTTATGTATGCGGGATCAAAAACAAGATTAATACTGTAAACAGATGTTTCGCTGCCAGTATTAGGTGTCATTTTATTACACCACGTGTAATCTGTTGGAATAGCTGCTAAACCAGTTGCTGTTTTGTAACCATACAATACAAAATTAGTGTCATAAAAATAAACACTAAAACCACCATTACTGTTGAACTTAGCCAACTCATTACTAAGTGATAATCCGCCTTTTACAAACTGTAATGTCCAATCATATCTGCCCTCACGAACAACACTTTTGCTGCCAGTGCTAAAGGTTTGAACTGTTTTATCTTCGCTGTTGCTGGTAACATTTACAATGTCATGCACAAAGTGAAGCCTGTTGAACTTGTTTGCAGTTTTTGCTTTTGAAACCAATGATGCTTGCAATGTAGCCAATTCTGCAATAGTTAATTCTGAACCATTGGGAGCGTAAACAAATCCTATGATTTGCTTCATGTCCAATGGGCAAGCCAAAATGCCGCTTGCTGCTATGTTATTTGAGCATGATAGCTCGTTTAAATTTGCCATTTTAAATAAAATTTGTTAGTGAACAATTGTTGTTTTTTTGTAATTCCAATTCAAAAGTTATATCCTTACAGTCTAAGTATTCATTGAATGAATTTAATTTATTGCCGTTTGCCTCTTGTTTGCCCCAATATAGCCTATCTGTTACTTTATGCTTTACAAAACCGTTTGTTAAAACAAAATAACCACTGTTGCCAACTTCATTTATAAATGCTTCGTGTATAATATTTAACAAAGGCTTATAAATTAAAGCTATCCTGTCTTTTGCAAAATAAGTTTGCTTGGTAGGGTAGGCTATAATTACCCTAATTGTTGCACTACTTATAATGCCAGGGCGTGGGTTACTTGTTTCTTCAAAATCATGCTGCACCATTATTGCAGGATAACGTTTTACCCTAAAATCTGCAGTTGTGTCTAGTAAAAGCAACTCATTTGTAATGTCCAGCCAATGCCCATGAAAGAAATTTAATTGCGTAATTTTAGGGTCAAATTCTTGCATTTTCGACAGTATTTTACTACTTGTTATTGCAGTAACATTTTTTAATATATCTATGTACTTGCTCAAATGTCAAAACTATTTCTAAAATATAAAAAATCGCTTTCAATGTCTTCACGTACAAATAATGGATAATCTAATGGAATGCTTTCAACAAAAGCGTAAATTAAATTTACTTCTTCAAGCATATACTCATAAACTTTACCCATCTTTTGAATAGGGCTTACTAGATTTGCGTTTTCGCTTGATGAAGCAACTAAACCAACAGTAGTTAACTGTTGGCTGTTGGCTTCTAAATACTTAAACCATATATAATTACGAATGATTGGCTTTATACCGTTTTGTTTGTACATTTTGCCATCAACTGTAAACTCGCTGCCATCTCTTAATGCTACCCATTTTGCAGGTATATTTTGAGGTGGTGTGATTGCAAGTGCAGCAATTAACTCTTTGTACATGCCATATCCAAAAAGTTTATTCAAACACTCTTTTTCATATTCAAACAAAAAAGAATTGAACACTTCTGATTGTGTTTGATTGCCCAAATTTGGGATGGCATAATAACCAACAAAAAACGTATCTGTAATTATTGGATGTGACATTTTACTTTTTTACTTTAGCTTTTTTAGTATCTGATACATCTATTTTAGATTGTTCAATTGCAACTCCTTCTTTAATTAACTCACTAGCTAATTGCGGATAAGTTTCAAAAGCGTCGCCTTTTTTATGAACAGAATAATCTTGCGTAAAAATTACAGTAATTGAATTTTTCATACAATTAAGATGCTAAAGTTGTTAATGCAGTAGTAATATTTGTAACCTTACGGAAGCCTTTGGTATCAACATTTCTTATTAAAAATGCTAATCGCTTACGAGCTTTCAAAGTCATAATATCACTAGTAAATTGGGCGTTGATTGTCCCTTTGCTTAACTCTATTCCGCCTATTTCAATTGATTTTGCAAAGCGAATATCGCCAACTACCATTGAGTTAGCGGCAACATTATTATCCTCAATCAATAGGCTATAAATAGGGTGTTGTGCAGGAAACAAATAATTGTTATTTGCATCTTTTGCCAAAACTAGCCTGTCTATATCAGCTCTATTCATTAATGCAAAATTTACCTGGTACCTGCTTCCTTGTGTGCTAACAATTGCTGTTGTTACCTTAGCAATTAAGTCGTAAATGTTTGCGGCACTTATACCACTAGCGGCAGCGGTATAAGTGGGTATAGTTTGGAACAAACCAGTAAGATTGTTGCCAGTACCATTACCATTTATTACTTGGCTACCAATTGCACTATTTACGTTTGCATTTAAAAACATTTCCAACTCAGCAGCAGCTAAAGCTTCGTCTTTTAAAAACTCCTCAGTAACAGGTAAAGTGTCCCCGATTTTTCGCAATGGAATTGTGTACCCTTTGAAAGCTGCTGTACTTTCGGGAAACGCTGCACCTTCGGCAATAGCAGTAGCCGCTTTTACAACTGTCGCCTCGTCCCAATCAATGTACGCATAAGTACCATTGTTATCACTACTTGTTATTGTCAATTTAGGCAAACGGTCATAAAAATTATTTGCAATACGCCCAAATTGTCCAATTTTGTTATCGTGAAACACATTCGGATTTGTTGCTATGCTTGCCCTTGTTGTATTAGCTTTTAAAATAACATCTTCGCTTCCATATCCTTTGACAATGTTTTTAATAGCAGCTTTATTTGTTTTAATCTCTGCCAATAAGCTAGTTTCTTTAATGCCAGAAAAACTCTGCTCTTTTAATTGGTTCAAAGTTTCCTTCATTTCATCAAAGGCTTCTTTGCTAATTGGGAAAGGGTTATCGGTTTTAAACTTCTCTAATGAAGTTGCAAGCTCTTCTTTTGATATACCTTCTGGCAAATCTTTAAGAGCCTCATTTAAGGATTGTGCGAACTTTAACGCTTCGCCTTCTAATCCTTCTGTTTTAACGGCAATTATTTTGCTCATTTAATTAAATTTAAGTTTGAAAAAATTGATTTTTGTTCTGTGTGAGTGCCTTTTGGCGGCTCTATTTTAGATGAAGTGCCACAGGCGGCCTCACTTTGTAAAATTGGAGTGGCATCGTTACTACCAAATAAAACCATTGACCCCTCTTTTATAATCTTTGCCTCACTTACTGCCCAAAAATACCCAACCTCGTCAACGGCTTCTTTGTTTGCAATAATAGGGTAAATTTCGTCAAATCTTTTTTTGTATTCAATGTCCTCTTTTTCCTCGCTATTCATTGCTAACTTAATGTCAATGTACTGCATTCTAATACTATTCTGAAAAGGCTCACCACTTTCAATAGCCTCTTTTGCTTGACGATTAACTATTTTTTCTTTAGCAACATCAAAAAATAAAACAGTTGTTTTACCCTCGTATGGCTTGCCTAAATCTTTCCATTCTACTTCACGAATTGCAATTGTAACATCTTTAGGATAAGCAATTACGCTGTTTAATTTTAAATCGTGATCGCTTACATAATAAGTTTTACCATTTTGTTCTTTTGCTGTTTTATTCCAAATGCTATCCAAATGAACGTCTCCATGGCTATCAAAATACTTAGTAGTATTGATAGCCGCATGTATGTAATTATCTTTTAAAAAATCTAATGCCTTTTTTTGCTCATTTAATTGAATAAATCCATTAAAATTATAACCTTTTTCACAACTTTTATGAATTTCAGCACACTTTAACGCAATTATTTTACTTGCATTTTCACGCAAATGTTTGAAAGCAGCTTCTTTGCTTTCAAATTGCATTTCTGGAAACTCTTTTAAAATAATCATTTCTTAACTATTTTGTTTGGTGCTTTGATTATTGTTTGAGCTTTGATTTGCTCCGCTTCCGTTTTGATTATTTGTTTCGGTTTGTTTTGCATCAATTGTAAATTTAACGTCCAAAAATTCGTTTATCTCATCCAAAGGTATGCCTATTTTATACATTTTATCAAATGTAGTTATTTTTTTCTGTTGCACGTCTGCACGCTGTATCTCAAAGACCTGCATAAATGGCAAATGATACCAGTCAATTTCTAAAGAAATGTTTTTATCGGCATAGCCAAAATGTTCAGCAATGCGTTCCATTAAGTCATTACCTGCTGGTTGCAGGGTATAGCTTACATGACTAGCTCGAGCTTTTTCTTGGTTCTCATACGTTGAAGAAACATAAGCCTCTAACACATCCCTTGGTATGCCATACATTGAACCAATCAAAAAATAATCACCTAAATATTGTTTGTCTAACTCAAGGTTTCTAAGGTCTGAAACAAAACGTTTAATGTCAATCATTGACTTAGTAGCGTGTACTTGCTTACCACCATTTATTTTACTTTCAATGTCAGTCTTTTCCGTTTCGCTCATTGGTGTTTTGGTCAAATCACGTTCTGGGTCTTGTTGACCACTAACCATAAACTTGCCAGTGTAGCGAATATTTATATTTTTTGCATCTAGTGATGCTTCGCTATTGCTAATTATTTTGTGCAACGCATCTAATCTGCTATTGCCTTTAAACCAGTTACCAGTACCATTGCTAAGGTCGGTTAATGCTATTATTTTTGAGAAAGGAATTTGTATTGAAGTGCCATCTTCGTATTTGTATTTGATTGTAAAATCGTTTAGCTCTTTAGCAGTTTTATTTGATAGAATAAGTTTATCGGACTTTTTATTCATGTCTGTTGGAAAATCCATCATAGTAGGGTTGAGAAAGTACAAATTATTTTCTCCAACTATTGCACTATCGCAGTATAAATAGGCTGTACCCATCATTCTAAAAAACATGTAATCCCAAAGCCATTGCGATTGACTTTGCATTTTATTTGGCTTTTTCAGCATCTTTAAAATTGGGTCTTTATCAATTTCACGTTTTTCTTTTTTTACTTTTTGATAAGCATACACTTGGCCTAAAGAAAATAAATCTGCTTGCAAACAAATTACTTTTAAAACTGCTGGATTAGTTAAGCAAACCTTTAGTTTTTCTATGTCGCCAATGTAATCATTGAATTGCGGCTTGCCATTAATAACGCTATTGAAAAAGTATGGCATAAAACCATCATTATTTTTTATCCAGCTTTTTAAGTTGCTCCAAAGGCTCATTTGTGTAATTTGTTTGCTAAATTAAATACTTTTTATAATACCTAACTCAAATAATTTTTGTGCAGTATATCCAATTGCATCAATTGTGTGGTTATATTCGTCTTTCGGCTCTTCTAAAGTAGTACCTGCCCTGTCTTTTGAATAGCTGTAAGCCTCTTGCTCTAGCTCTATATTAGAGCTTGAATTTGTGTAGTAAACGTTAATTCCACTAAGTAGGCTTATACGATCTAGTATTTTCATCTTGCTGCCAATGCTTACAGCATATTCCCAACCTGAACGCCTTAATGCTATTATTTTACTTGGTCTATTACTATCGCCTATTATAGTAGCATCGTATGGTATATTTAACTTTTTGAACAACCATGTAACCATACCTTCGTCTGTGTTTCCTTTAATAGCGTGTACATCTAATGGGCTTAAATTGCGTTCTAGTTCGTTTTCACTGGCATAATTAAGCTCATGAACGTACAAATTTCCATCATCATATTTTACTTCGATTATAGCAAATGGGTGAACTTTGCCCCAATCACAACCAATGTATGCTTTAACTTGTATTTTTTGGTAATCGTTGTAGTTTATTTTGTTCCAGAAAAATATACGCCCCTCTGTACTGCCTACTTCACCCTCTCCATACACACGCCACTTGTTGGCGTAAAACTCATTGATAACAATTCTATTGCCGTTTTCGTCTAAACAAAAATCATCTTTTTCGTTTAGCTTATAACCTAGTTTTTT